CCGACGAGCTGCTCGCGGAGGTGTGGGGCTTCACGCACCCGCGGCCGGCGGACCGCGGTGTGGTCGCCTCGATGCTGTCCCGCCTGCGCGGGAAGCTGGACCGGGCGGGCCTGGACCGTCGCGTGCTGGTGAACGACCCGGGCCGGGGGTGGCGGTTCCTCACCCCGGACACGGTGCCGGTGGCGGTTGCGGCATGAGGTGCCTCTACCACGACGAGGGCCTGTCGTTCCCGTGCACCTGCGAGCTGGCACCGGCGTACGAGTGGGACGCCGCCCGCGCCGCGCGGACCGCAGACGCGATGCGCCTGGAGCGGCGACTCGACAGGGCGCTGGATCCGGAAGCTGGCGCACCCATGCCCGTGCAGGGATGCGCGTGCCGCCCGTGCAGGTATGCGCGACGGCTGCGTTCCGACCTGACCCTCACCCAGCGCGTCCGCTTCGGCGGGCGCCGGTGATGACCTCGGCCACCACCACTACCCGTCGCCGGGCTCTCACGGGCCTGGCGGTGGTGGCCGCCCTGGCGGGCCCGGCGGTGGGATCCTCTCCCCCGCCGCCGGGCCCCGCCCTACCCCCCGAGTACGCGGGGCTCACCGCCCCCGACATCCACGGGGTGAGCGCCCGCCCGGCCCGCGTGTGGGCCACCACCCTCCGGGTGCTCCGCGAGCTGGGGATGCCGGCACCCGCCGGCGCCCGGTTCGGGTGGCTGCCGTACGACACCACCATCGGTGGCGTCGCGATCATCCGGGAGAACCGGGTGCTCATCGACCCGCTCGACGGCACCGGCGACGGCCGGAACCTCCCCGCCACGATGGCGCACGAGGCCCTGCACCTGGCGAGCCACGCGGCCGCCACCCGCGTGATCCCCGACGGGGACCCCGCCGAGGAGGGGTTCGTGGACGCCGTCGCGATGGACCTGGTGCCGGTGATCCGCCGTCGCCTGGGGATCACCCCCCTGCCGGCCTCGGCCCCCGCGTACCACCAGCAGGTCATGTGGGCACGTCGCGTCACGCTCCGGGCGTGCCGGCGCAACGGCGGGACGGCTCGCGCAGTCGACCGGTGCGCGCGCCACGCGCGCCGGTGGTTCATCACCGCCACCGACCCGGAGCGGGCGGCGGCGCTGCAGGCGTGGGGTGCCCCCAGGGCGCCCGGCGTGCGGGTCCCCGACTGGAGGACCCATGAAACGGGACTGGGCGCCCCGAAGGGCGCCCAGGAGACACACACGGCGCGAGCCGTGGTGACCACGAGCGAGGATAGACGATGAGCGAGCACGAGCACAACGGCGCGGCGGCGGTTTCCGATCCGCCGGTCGACCACGACGACGACCAGGCGCCCGCGGAGACCCCGGAGCCGGTGGTGTTCACCACGCACCGCCTCGCCGACCCGGCCCTCCTGATCCCCTATGTGCGGGTCAAGGTCCAGAACTTCAGCAAGGACAAGAAGAAGGCGAACTGCGTCGGGTACATCGAGGTCCGCGACGCGACCGCGATCGCCCGGCAGGCCCTCCCCCACACCCCCATCGGGTTCCGGCGCCTGGAGGGCCCGATGCTGCTTGCCGGGAACCCCGGCGACGGACAGTGGATGACGGTCGGCCAGATCCAGATCGGGGACCTGGTGTTCGAGGACGTCGGCACCGGCACTGGTGGTCTGGACAACGGCGCCAAGGGCTCCATGAGCGACGCGTACAAGCGTGCGTTCGTGCTGGCGGGCCTCGGCGCCGCCCTGTACGGCCTGTCCAAGCAGTGGGTCCCCACACACGAATGGGCGCCCGGGAAGTTCGACGTGAAGGCCGACGTGCTGGAGCGCGTCCGGAAGACGTTCGTGCGGGAGCTGGAGGCCCTTGCGGCGCGGTGGCGTGCCGGGCAGGCCGTCCACCCAGCCGAGCCCCACCGCGACGAACCCGAAGCCGACACCCAGGCGCAGCCCGCCGCGGCACCGGCCACCCCTCCCCCACCCCCCACGGACCCGCACGACGCCGCCGTCCACGCCCTGATCGTGTGGCAGGGCGGCGACGCCGCCGCGAAGGCCCGCGTGAAGGCCGCCTGGATCGCGGAGGGCTGCCCGGCCCTGCGCACCGGCAGCAAGGCGTACAAGGCGATCCAGGCCCGCCTCACGCCGGCCGACGACGCACCCGACGCCGAGGCCGCGGCGACGCAGGCCGTGCAGGAGACGCAGGCGCCGCAGGACCCGACGCTCCCCCCCACCCCATGCGTGGACGACGTCGAGACCGGCAGCGTCGCCGACACCCGCGCGAACGAGCTCGCGGAGCGCTTGGGCATGGGCAACGACGACCTGCTGGGGTGGCTCGCGGAGCACGGGGTCAAGCAGTTGTCGAGCCTTGAGGACGCCCCGACGTGGGCGAACGTCAACGTCTACGCGCTGCGCGAGCAGCCGCAGGGCTAGGTAGGTTCGACGCTATGGGTTGCGTTGCTGGAATCGACCCCGGGATGAGACACACGGGCATTGCGGTGGTGAGCGGCGGAAGGTGCGTCGATCACGTCACGCTGCACGGCGCGGACACCCCTGCGGCGTTCGGCGCAACCGGTGGCCGCGCCCGGCGCAGGAGCACGTTCGCGGTGCGGCAGGACTTCGGCCTCGGGGTGTGCGTCGCCCAGGACCTCGCCGCCGCGGCGCTCGCGTTCCTGGCGACGCACCCCGAGATCACGGACCTCGCCGTGGAGACGTACGTGCATCAGGGGCCGGAGCGCCGCGGCCCGTGGTCGTGGCAGGGTGCGGTGGTCGCTGCGGTGATGGCGTCGGCTGCACCCACCGGCGTCGTCGTGCACTGGCAGGACGCCGACACGGTGCTGACCGGGTGGGGCGCGTACCGCGAGCTCCTCATGCGGCAGCCCGTCACCGCCCTCGGTACCGACGGGGCGCTGGACGAGCACGCCACGTCGGCGCTGCTGCACGCCCTGCATCTGGAGTCCGATCTGCGGCCGGCGCGCCGCAGGCTCAGGGGGGTGGCAGGGTGAGGATGACCGCGACAGCGTGCGCGACGTGTGGCGCCCCGATCCAGCTCGCGCAGTTCATGGGGGAGGCCCGCCACGAACGTGCCATCGCGTTGCAAGCGACGCCGGTGGTTGCGCTGGTCGGCCCCGCCCTCGGGGACGACTGGGAGGTGCGGCAATCGCACCCCATCCACGCGCCGTACTGCGGCGCGATCATGCCGCCGCCGGCGTCGAACCGACGCAAGCGGCGCAACGGGACAGGAGACACAGCATGGGATCCGATGGACAAGCTGGTGCGGGCGATCGGGGATGCGATCTGATGGCTCGCGTCGAGCACGAGCGGCACGACCAGGCCGAAGACGGTGCCGGCGCCCGGCGGGACGCGGATGCGTTCTGCGGGGCGATGGACGAGATCGTGCAGGCCCTGGAGCACGCGTGCGACCACGGCCTCCGGGCGATGGCCGCGGCGAACGGCGCGGACGCGGCGAGCGAAGCCGCAGACATGCGCGGCAAGGTGCGGGCCGTGGTCGAGCGCCTGGGGGAGTGGACGTGACGACGCACGAGCGCACCCCGACGGAGGACTTCGAGCTGCTCGACGCAACGGCCCGGGCGCTCGGCTGGTCGCAGCTGTACCGCGCCGGCCACCTGATCGTGTGGGACGAGTACGGCCGGGAGATCGTGAACCTGTGGGCCGCCGACAACTGGCTTGCCGCCGCCTGCGCGGTGGAGGACCTGCGGCTGGAGGACGGGTCGCTGGGCGATGGGGGGGAGGGGTGACCGACGACGCCACCCGGCCGATCCGGGTCACCAGCGGCGCCGAGGGCCGCCAGTTCGCGTTGGTCGTGCGGGCGTTCACCGAGAGCGACGCAACCCCGGCGCAGCGCTGCGCGTTCATGGCGATCTGTCTGTTCGCGGACGGCAACACCGGGCTCACGGAGGAGCTCGCCCACGTGGTGTTCGCCAGGCACGCCGGCATCGAACGGGAGACGTTCACCCGCGCCGCGGCGTGGCTGGAGGAGCACGGGTGGATCGAGGTGTACGAACCCGAGCAGGACCGCGACGCCCGCGGCCGGCTCGCGAAGCGGGCGTACTCGATCGCCCCGGCGTTGCGCCGTGAGCGGGAACGGTTCGCGGCGCTCCATGCACCGACCGGCAGGCCGCGCCGCCGCCGGTCCACCGGTGATCTGACGTCACCGGTGCCTGCTCACACCGGTGATCTGACGTCACCGGCAAAGCCCCGGACCGGTGATCTCAGATCACCGGCCACCGGTGATCTGACGTCACAGTATTCAGACCAAAGGTCAGAAACGAGCGCGGGCACGCCCGCACCCGCTCACGCGGGCGCGCCCGCGCGCGAGGAGACCGCCGCCGCCGCCGCACCGAAGCCCGTGCTGGAGCGGGGCCGTGCCTTCCGGGCCCGCGCCGAGCTGCGGCATGACGGCCTCGCGGTGTGGGAGCACGACGCCCTGGTCGCGTTCGGGAACACCGAAGTGGAGGAGTTCCTGCGGCCCATCGAGGAGGAGGGGTCGGCACTCGCCCGGTCCCGCGCCGAGGCCGCCCGGGCGGAGGCCCAGGCTCGCCGCGGCCGGCGGATGGCGGGGGGTGGCCGGTGAAGTGGGTCCAGCACGCCGAGTGCGGGGCCTGCGGCCACCGCCGGGCGTTCCGCAGCGGGGAGGTGTTCGACCACCACGGCCAGTGCGTCGCGACGAACGGCCCGGGCGGGCCCGGCGGGGTCCTCGACGACCCGTGCCCGGCCTGCGGCACCACCGACCCGGACCACACGCACCGGTACTGGATCGGGGCGCACACGTACAAGAGCGGGGAGCCGGTGTTCACGTGGCGGTACCTCGGGCGCGCCCAACCGGGGAGGGGGTACCGGGTGCCGCACCCCGACGGGGAGTGGCCGGCCGTCGTCCAGCTCCCCGACATCCACCGGCCGGACCCGGAGGCCGACGGGGAGCAGCTGCGCCTCTGGTGGGGGGCCGCGGCATGAAGATCGCCCGCGTGTCGATCGTCGTGACGTGCCCGGCGTGCGGCGCGAGCCGCACCCACGTGGATGTCCTCGACAACCTCCCGGCGTGCCACGACGCCCTGTGGGACCTTCGCGACTGGATCCGGGGGCATGAGGACTGCCGACCGATGCAAGCGCCGCACGCGGCGACGCAGGAGGCGATCCGGGCGTTCGGTGACCGTCTGGACCGTGGAACCACCCGCCACGCCTCGGGTGTGGTGGGGGAGAGGTACCGATGACGCAGGTCAACGCAATGGGACAAGGAGACAGAACGACCATGAGCACCACCGAGAACGCACGCGAGCACGTCCGGATCCTCACCGAGGCCGACGCATGGGACGACAGCCTCATCACGCACCCCGACACGGGGGAGGTGATCCGGTGGGGTGACGCCCCCCCGGAGGTCCGCACCGAGGTCGCCGTCCAGGTCGCGCACCTGGTGGAGGCCCAGCTCGACGCCGCCGCCGCCATCACCGCCGCGCAGGAGGCGAGCGAGCGCAGCACCCGGGCCGCGGCGCACCTGCGCCGGGTCCTCGTGCGGGACAACCCGATCCTGGGGGTGACGCGCGACACTCCGAAGCCCCCGAACCGGCGGGTGGACACCACCGAGATCGACCGGAACGCGGAGCGCCTCCCGCTCGAGGTCCTCCCGACGGACCAGCCGTGCAAGGCGTGCGACGGCACCGGGAAGGTGAAGGGGTACCTGGGGGTCCGGGACCTCGACAAGCACAAGGACGCGATCCAGCGCGCCGGGGTGCCGTTCGACCGGATCGTCACGCGGCCCGTGGTGGAGGAGCCCGACAAGATCCGTTGGTTGGGGGCCGCATGATGGGCGACAAGACCGGCATCGCATGGACGGACGCGACGTGGAACCCCGTGACGGGGTGCTCGAAGGTCAGCCAGGGCTGCAAGCATTGCTACGCGGAGCGCGTGTTCCCGCGGGCCTACCACGGCCAGACCGTGCGGACGCTGCAGGTCGAGGAGGTCTCGAACGGCGTCATCGGACGGGAGGGAACCCGGCCGCGCCGCTTCACCGACGTCCGGTGCCACCCGGAGCGCCTCGACCAGCCGTTGCGGTGGCGGCGGCCGCGCCGGGTGTTCGTCAACTCGATGAGCGACCTGTTCCACCCGGACGTCCCGGACGAGTTCATCGCGGACGTCTGGGCGCGGATGGCGCTCAGCCCGCAGCACACGTTCCAGATTCTCACGAAGCGCCCGGAGCGGATGCGTGACCTCCTGTCCGGCGCGGAGGTGTACCGGCTGTTCGAGTGCCCACTTCCGAACGTGTGGCTCGGGGTGAGCGTGGAGGACCAGGCGACCGCGATCGCCCGGCGCCCCGTCCTCCTCGAAACGCCGGCCGCGGTCCGGTTCGTCAGCGCGGAGCCGCTCCTCGGCCCGGTGAACCTGATGCTCGGGCAGGCCGGATATCCAGACCCCGACTTCGACGCCGACAAGCTGCACTGGGTGATCGTCGGCGGAGAGTCCGGCCCCAAGGCCAGGCCGTTCGACCTCGCGTGGGCGCGGAGCATCGTCCACCAGTGCCAGGCCGCGAGCGTCCCCGTGTTCGTGAAGCAGCTCGGCGCGAAGCCGTTCGTGCTGGGCGAGGACTTCCTCAAGCTCCGTCACCGCGCCGGAGCGGTGATTGACGAGTGGCCCGTGGACCTCCAGGTCCAGGAGTGGCCGGTGGGGGAGGTGGCGAGGTGATCCTGTTCCTCGCCGGCGCCGGCGTGGGGGTCCTCGCGACCCTCGCCGCCCTCGGCATCTACGCCCTGTGCGTTGCGGCCGCCACCGCCGACGCCGCCCAGTCACGGCGGGGAAGGGGGGAGAGGTGAGCGCCCCCACCGCGGTCCTCGCGGACACCGCGATCCTCGACCTCGCGCGCCTCGTGCACCCCGGCGCCCGACCCACCGACGACCTCGGGGACATCCTCCTCGCGTGCCGCCCCGGCCTGCACATCGCCCTCACCGAACTGGCGATGCGCCGCATGGCGGACATCCTCGGCCCAACCGACGCACACGGCGACGCACAGTGACGCAGCCGACCACGACAGCCGAAGTGCTGGTCATGGCCGATCCCGCCGCCGCGCACACGAGAACAACTCTTCTGTCGCATTGGAGGAACGATGACCACCGCCGCACCCCTTCCCCTCCGCCTCACCGACGGGCAGCTCCCGCTGTTCGACGGGCACCGCGTGCAGGTCCTGGAGCTCGCCCTCGGGGGCAGCATCCGCCTCGCCCTCAGGGAACCCGGGCACAAGACCATCCACGACGCCGCGAAGCTGGACACGGAGGTGAAGATGACGATCCAGGTGGGTGACACCGCCCCCTTCGAGATCTCCGGGCGGATCGGCCCGAAGACCACGAGCCGCGCCATCAAGGACGGCGCGACCGTCACCACCACCCGGGCGAAGATCGAGGCGGACGCCCTGCCGCTGGTCTGGGTGGAGGGCTAGGCAACCCGATGGCCGCCGGGCGCACCACCAAGCCACCAGTCCGCCTCACCACCCAGGTGATCGCAGAAGCGGAACGGTGCGCCCGCGTCGGCCTCACCGACACGGAGATCATCACGCACCTCGGGTGCAGCGAGCGCGCGTTCTACAAGTGGGCGGAAACCGGCCGCGCCCACCAGGCCGCCATCGAACGGCACACCGACGACCCCACCACACCCCTCCCCAGGCTCACGGCCACAACCACCCTGTGCGTGCAGTTCGTGCAGGCGCTCACGCGTGCCCGTGCCCGCGTGTACGTGGAGGTCACCGACACCGCCTTGCAGGTCGCTCTGGGTGGTGGTGAGGCGGTGGACCGGCATGTGGAACGGCGCCGCGTCGAGGGGAAGCTCGTGGTCGTCAGTGAGCGGACCGTGACCAGGACCAGGGACCCGAACCCCCGGATGCTGGAGTTCCTCCTCGCGAGGCGTTGGCGGCACGCGTGGGGTCCCGATGCCGTCATCCAGGAACCGGATGCTGGTGCACCGCGGGGTGGTGAGGACGTCCGGCGGGAGATCGACGCCCTGCTGGATGAGATCCACGAGCATGCCATGGAGCGGGCCCGCGCCGAGGTGACCGGTGGTGACCACCCGACCGCTGACGGCTGAGCAGCGCCTCGCGGAGCTGGAGCAGGAGCTCCGCCGCCGCCCGTGGCTCCGGCAACGCAGGGCGACGCAACGGCCGCCGCAGGGCGACTGGGTGACGTGGCTGGCGATGGCCGGCCGCGGGTGGGGCAAGACCCGAACCGGCGCCGAGTGGATCCACGACCGGGTGGAGGACGGGGCCCGCCGCATCGCCCTCGTGGGACGCACAGAGGCCGATGTCCGGGACGTCATGGTCGAGGGGGAATCCGGTCTCCTCGCCACGGCACCACCGGATGCGATGCCCCTGTGGATCCCGAGCAAGCGGCGGCTGGTGTGGCCGAACGGTGCCCGCGCCACCGTCTACTCAAGCAACAAACCGGACCTCCTGCGGGGGCCGCAGCACGACACCGCCTGGGCGGATGAGATCGCCGCGTGGATCCACCCGACCGGCACCTGGGACAACCTCATGTTCGGCCTGAGGTTGGGGGCGCACCCCCGCGTCGTCGCCACCAGCACCCCGAAACCGATCCGCCTGATCAGGGACCTCATCACCGAACCGACGACGCACATCACCAGGGGATCCACCACCGAGAACCTCCAGAACCTCAGTGCGTTCTACCGCACCATCATCCGCCGGTACGAGGGCACCCGGTTGGGCCGGCAGGAACTGGAAGGCGAACTTCTCGACGACGTGCCCGGTGCCCTCCTCACCCGTGAGGCGATCACCCAGGCCGTCGCCCCGGAACCCGACCAGCGACGCCGCGTGGCCATCAGCCTGGACCCCGCCGTCGGTGACGACGACCACGCCGCCCTCATGGGCATCGTCGTCGGCGCATTGGGGTGGGACGGCGTCGGGTACGTCCTCGCCGACCACTCCCGCCGGATGAGCCCCGCCGAGACCGCCCGCCTGGTGGTGGAGATCTTCGATACCTACGAGGCGGACACCGTCATCGTCGAGGCGAACAACGGTGGGGACTGGATCCCCGCCCTCCTCAGGACGGAACGACGGACCCTCCCGATCAAGGTGGTGAAAGCGAGCCGCGGGAAACAGGCCCGCGCCGAACCCATCGCCAGCCTCTATGAGAAGGGGTGGATCGTGCACGCCCCCGCGACGTGGCCCGCCGGTGCCCCCTACCCGCTGGAGGAACTGGAGGACCAGTGGTGCACGTGGGTCGCCGGGGAGGGCGCGAGCCCCGACCGCATCGACGCGGACACCTGGCTGTGGACGCACCTGCAGCCCGACGGCCGGGCCAGAGAGAAGCCGACCCGGGATCGTGCCGACGAAGCGGCGAAGGCATCCACCAGCACCGGCGCACCCGTCACCGGGGGGATGCTCAACCGCGATTGGTAGGAGCAGCCCGTGCCGCCGACGACCCCCCCGACCACCAGCCGCGGATCGTCCGGCACCACGAACACCGACGGCTTCATCGCCTGGCGCGACGCGGTGTACGAATGGGTCGGCCCAGCGATGTACCGCACCGTCGACCAGATGGTGCGCAGCGACACCGTCGTGGCGGGTGTCGTCCTGATGCTCACCATGCCGATCGCCGAAGCATCGTGGACGGCCCGGCCCGGTGGCACAGACCTCGAGGACCTCATCGCCGCGGAGTGCCTGCGCCGCGCGTACACCGAGCACCTGGACTGGCCGGCGTTCGTCGGGCAGGCCGTCGGGAGCGCCGCGAAGTACGGGCACTCGGTGCATGAGGAGACGTACGAGACCGTCACGTGGGACCTGTCGATCCCCCTCCCCGACGGCACCGTCCATGAGGAGACCCGCACCCTGTGGGTCCCCAGGCGGATGGCGCAACGCATCGCGTCCACGATCTGGAAGTGGAACGTCAACGGCCTGGGGGAGCTGGAGGGCGTCACACAGATGGCCCTCACCAGCGCCAGCAACCGGCCGACCGAGGTCGAGATCCCCGCCACCCAGTTGCAGACCTTCACCATCCAGCAGGAGGGCGACGACTACCGGGGCCTGTCCCTCCTCCGCGCCGCGTACCGGTCGTGGTACAGCAAGAGCAAGCTGGAGGTCGTCGACGCGATCCGGCAGGAACGCGCCGGCCTCGGCACCCCGTACGCGGTGCTCCCCGAAGGGGAGGACATGGACTCAGCGGGGCCCGCCCTCCTCCACGACCTCGGGTCGGTGCGGGCCAACGAGCAGGGCGCCCTCGTGGTGGGGCACGGCACGGTCCTCGGGAGCCTGGACCTCACAACCGCCGCCGACCCGATCCGGTCCAGCATGTACCACGCCACCCAGATCCTCTGGGCGATCCTCGGGGCGTGGCAGGGCCTCGGCCACGAAGGCGAAGGATCCCGGGCCACAGCCGAGGTGCAGGACGACCCGTACTGGTTGCTGTGCACGTCGGTGGCGCACGCCCTGGAGGCGGCGGTCGCCCGGCAGTCCACCGCCCGGTTCCTCGCCTACAACTTCCCGAAGCTCACGAACCCCCCGCGCCTCTGCGTGCTGGACATCACCCCCACCGACGTCACCGCCCTGGCGAACGCCGTGCAGGCGTTGACGAACGCGAAGGTGCTGCACGCCGACCCCGGCCTGGAGACCCACATGCGTGGGGTGCTGGGCCTCCCCGACTACCAGCCCGACGACGACGAGGAGCCCGAGCCCGAGCCCGACCCGGAGCCGGACCCCGAGCCCGAGCCCGCGGAGGATGACCCGGCGGTGGACCCCGAGATCGAGGACGGGGCACCCGCCGCCGGGAACGACGACAGCGCGGCGGACCCCGCCGGGGAGACCCCCGCCGACAAGGGCACCGCGCGCGCCAGCGCGGTGTACGGCCGCGGCCCCGGCCTGATCCGCCGGGCCCTCGCCGCCGTCACCGGCGCACCACGCGTCGACGCGACCCCCACCCCGTTCTGGCGGGAACCCACCGCGATCGAGGCGCACGCCCTGATGGGCCAGATGGACGCCCTCATCGACAGTCAGCGCGACAAGCTGGTGCAGCGCTGCAGCGACGAGGTGGGGCGCATCGCGGGGTCCCTCATCCTCCAGCTCGACGACCTGAGCACCGAGCCGCTGGAGATCCCCGACGGCCTGGTGGTCGCCCTCGCCGCGGAGATCCGCAAGAGCCTCCAGGACATCGCCGCCTTCGGGCGGTTCTCGGTGCGGCACGAGGTGGCATCCCAGCGCGGCCGGCCGCGCCTCGCGCATGACGCCCCCCTGGTGGACGTCATGGACGCCGCCCGGGTGGAGCTCGCCGCCCGCCCCCCCAAGGACCCCGCGAAGCTGGACGCGTGGATGGAGGCCCTCGCCAAGCGGAACGCCACCGCGATCGCCCGGCGCCTGCTGACCCGCGCGGAGGGGATGACCGACGCCCCCGACAAGACGGTCCGCGCCCAGCGCGTCCGGACGACGGGTGAGAGCGCCCTGAAGGCGACGGCCACCGCCACCGTCGGGAACACCCTCGCCGCCGGCCGGAAGTACGAGACCGCGGAGCTCGCCGCCGCCGGGGAGATCGACCACGCCGTGTACTCGGCGCTCCTGGACTCGAACACCTGCGGGCCGTGCGGGACCCTTGACGGGGAGACCTACCAGCCCGGATCCTCCGAGTACGAGCGGGACTACCCCCCGCTGTACGCGTGCGACGGGGAGGAACGGTGCCGGTGCATGATGGTCCTCGTCGCCGCAGACGAGGTCGCCTCGGAGCGGTGACCATCGCCGTGGTGCTTGGGGTCGCGGGGTGCGGGGACGGGCCGGACGCGCCCACGCCCACCGCACCCAGCGACCTCGGCTCCCGCCTCGTCCGCGCGGGAGCCGAGCCGTTACCCGGGGGTGGCTACCGCCTAACCCCGGACTGTGAAATCGCGGTGGTGCTCACCACCGCTGAGGCCCGGGCATACGAGGGTGACCCGTGGTTCGTGCCGGCACCCGGTGGCGGCGGCGTGAAGATCCTGCCGCGGGCGGGTGCGGAAGCCACGTGCCGTTCCGCCGTCGCGGCTGCGTTGGGCGCCGGCGGCTGACGGGCCGCGGCCGCCGGACGGCCGCGACGAGCACGAGGGCAGCGAGTCCGGCTGCGGCGGACTGCACGGGTGCGGTGAGGACGGCCACCAGGCCGACGATCACGGCTGCGGCGATGAGACCTCGGCGGGCCTCGGGGGTGATCCACATGTGTGCGTCTCCATGTCCCGGCCGGGCGGCCACCCGGCAGGACCAGCCTACGCCCCCTGCGTCGCGCGACGCAACGGGGTCGCGACCTTCAATGAAGGACCCGTGACCACGGGCCGAGACGGGTGGTGCGAGCCCTACACCCCGGGAGACCACCGTGCCCCACCCAGCCCGCCGCATCAGCCTCACGACCGCCACCGCCCCCACCAGGTTCTACGCCCTCGCCGCGGTCCCGACCCTCGGGGACGACGTCGCCCGGTCGTGGGTGCAGCTCCTCAAGACCGGTGACTTCTGGGACCCCCGGTACGACTCGTTCTCGGTCACCGGGGAGATGCTCAACCAGATGGTCGAGAACTTCGGCCTGATGGGCCGGGCCGTCGCCGGTGACTACGACCACCAGGCGTCGTTCGGCAGCACCGAGGCGAACGGGTGGGTGGAGGAACTGGAGGTCCGCGCCGAAGGGGCCGAGCTGTGGGCCCTCGTCGCGTGGCTCCCGGAGACCGCCGAGGCGATCCGCGCCGGGAAGTGGCGGTACATCAGCCCGGAATTCGCATTCGCCCAGCAGAGCGAGACGGGGGAGAACCTCGGCCCCGCCCTCCTCGGCTTCGCGCTCACGAACCGCCCGTTCCTGGAAGGCATGGCCGAGGTCTCGCTGACGGTTTCCCGTCGCCTGCCGATGGAGGCGGGGACCTTCCTGTTCACCACCCGCGAACCGCGGGTCCGCAAGGAGACGACCCTGATGGATCCCAAGGAGCTGGCCCGCGCACTCGGGCTGCCGGAGGACACCCCCCACGCCGTGCTGCTCACCCGTGCCCGCGAGCTCGGGGACTCCACCCGCGTCGTGCTGTCCCGCGACGACCACGCCGCCCTGGTGGCCCGCGCCGACGCCGGGGACGCCGCCGTCGAGCAGGCCCGCACGGAGAAGCGCGACCAGGTGATCGCCGCGGCCGTCGCCGCCGGGAAGCTCGCCCCCGCCCTGGAGGCCCCCACCCGCCTCGCCTATGACGCGGACCCGGACGGCACGACCGCCGCCCTCGACGCCCTCCCCGTGAACCCCGCGTTCAAGGCCGCCGGCCTGGACAAGGAGAAGGCCCAGTCCGTCGTCCCCACCCAGGTGGACAGCGACGCCCCGTGGTCCGAGCGGATCCACGCCCTCGCGATCCAGAAGCAGCAGCAGGACCCCGCCCTCTCGTACCGCGACGCGGTGATGGCCGCCGAGGTCGAGTCCCCCCGCCCCGTCGCCGCCGCCTGACGGCCGGGCACACCACCCACCGAGACCACCGGAGCCCGCCACCATGGCAACCGAGAACTTCACCCTCCCCTTCTCCTACCTCGCCGCGTCCGTCGTGAACGAGGGCGCCGCGGTGTGCGCCGCGTCCGGTGCGGACCGCCGCGTGCACATGCAGGGCACCGCCTACGCGCTGCCGAAGGGCATCGCCCAGGCGACCGCCGCGAGCCCGGGTGACCCCGTCGCCGTCCAGACCTTCGGGCCGGCGAAGGCGTGGGCCGCGACCACCATCACCGCCGGCCAGCCCGTCATCGCCGCGTCCAGCAACGGCGCCCTCGGCCCGTTCATCCCGTCCCTCGCCACCGCCGCCAACGCGAACCGGTTCCCCATCGGCATCGCCGAGCAGGCCGCCGCCGCCGGCGACCGGTTCACCGTTTTCGTCAACCCCTTCGCGAGCCTCTGATCCGGCCGCGGCGACCCACCAGGAGACACCACCGATGAGCACCGCAATCGCCGCCCCCGGCCCCCGCACCCTCGCGGTGCCGCCGGGCGCCGGCCGGGTCCTGCTCGCGAACTACAACACCGTCGGCCAGGTCCACCAGAACGTCCCGCTGCAGAACCTCGTCATCGGGTACGGGCAGCCCGGTTACATCGCCGAGCAGATCATGCCGGTGGTCCCCGTCAAGAACGAGACGGACGACTACTACAAGCTGGACAAGTCCCCGTGGTTCCGGCAGGAGCCGACCCTCGTCGCGGACCGCACCCCGGCCCGTGAGATCGAATGGACGTGGAGCCTGGACTCGTACCGGCAGGACCGGTACGCGCTCGCCACGTCCATCAGCGACCGGGAGCGGGACAACGCCGACAGCCAGCTCCGCCTGGAGGAGACCAGCGTCGGGTTCGTCGTGAACGCCCTCAAGCTCGACCAGGAGATCCGGGTCGCCACGATGCTGACGGCCGCCGCCACCAGCGGGGTGACCCTGTCGGGCAGCGACCAGTTCGACAACGCGAACTTCACGGCGGCGGGCGTCCCGATCGAGACGCGCATCGACACCGCGAAGGAAGCGATCCGGGTCGCGACGGGCGGGTTCCTCCCCACCCACATCGTCATCCCGGCGGCCGTCGCGAAGGTGATGAAGCGCGACCCCGACATCCGGGAGCTGACGAAGTACACGAACAACAACCTGGTGAACGGGGACCTCCCGAACACCCTGTGGGACATGAAGGTCGTCATCCCGACGTCGATCTACACCACCAGCGCGGAGGGCGTCGCGGAGGCGTCGGTCTCCTACTCGGACGTGTGGGGCAAGAGCATCCGCGTGGTGTACGTCCCCGAGACGCCCGCCATCCGGATCCCCGCCACCGGCCTGATCCTCCGCAGCACGAAGGAGAACTTCAGCGTCCGGCAGTGGAGGGACGACCGGCTGCGCCTCGACTACTTCGAGGTGTCGGTGCTCCAGGACGAGGTCCTGCCGATGGGCACCGGCTGCTACGTGATCGCCAACGCGATCGCCTGATCCGCCTTGTCGGTACCCCACCCGCCGCCGCACGGGTGGGGGTCCGAGAGGGCGCACCTTGCCTGATCCCCTCGGGGCGCCCTCTGCCCCGCCGACAACCTGGAGCACCCACCACCATGAGCGACACGCCGAACCTGCTGGCCGAGCTGGAGTCCCTCACGAACGACGAGCTCCGGGAGCGGCTCACCGCCCTGGGCCTGGCGACGTCCGGGCCGAAGGCCGCGCTCGTCGCGCGCCTCGCCGGGCACAGCACCGGCCAGGCCGACCCCGACACCGCACCCGCCAGTGAGGCCCCCGTGGCCGGCGGCGCGGACACCGGGGCACCGGACCCCGCCGCGGAGCACACGCCGCCGGCGGGGTCCGA